GTGCAACTGGTGCTGAAGGTTTACAGGGTCAGCCTGGGATTGCCGGCCCGCAAGGTGACAAAGGCGATATTGGCAATCCAGGAATGCAAGGCGTTCCCGGTGAAAAAGGCGATCGAGGCGATCGAGGTCTAGTTGGCGCTACTGGCTCTCAAGGAAATCCAGGCTTAACCGGCCCACAAGGCAGTCCCGGAATAAAAGGCGATCGTGGCGATCGAGGAATTGCTGGCGATATGGGCGCAACTGGCGCAACTGGCCCGATCGGCTTAACCGGCCCCGCGGGTCAAAAAGGCGATCGCGGTGATCGAGGAATTCCAGGCGAAATGGGTTCGCAAGGTCTTCAAGGCAATCCCGGTACACGTGGCGAACGGGGAGAGCAAGGAATTCAAGGCATACCGGGTGATATCGGGCCGACTGGTCAAATGGGGCCTGCAGGTGCAACCGGAGCGCAAGGTGCTCAAGGGCCTCAAGGAATTCAAGGGCGACCGGGCTTAATTTGGCGTGGAAATTGGAACCCAACAATCAGCTACGCCATGTTTGATGCGGTTGCCTACAACGGCAGCAGCTACATTGCCAACGCGCCAAGCATAAATTCTGTACCGCCGTCGGCATTCTGGACTTTGGGAGCTAAACAAGGCGATCCAGGTCTTCAAGGACTCCCCGGAGCTAAAGGTGATACTGGAGCGATCGGTCCGACCGGAGCGCAAGGTGCAACCGGAATGCAAGGTGCAACGGGTCCCGCTGGAGCGCAAGGGCCTCAAGGACTGAAAGGTGATACTGGTTCACCAGGTGCAACCGGAGCTACTGGTTTAACTGGTGCGACTGGTGCGACTGGAGCGCAAGGAAATCCCGGTATCGCTGGACCGATCGGTCCTACCGGCCCTAAAGGCGATACTGGCCCAACAGGGCCAGCGGGTCCTGCTGGTGCAGGGGGTATTGTCTGGGGCGAATGGCTCAACATTCCTGTGTTAATTGGCAATGGCACTTTAAGAGTTCGCCGATCTGGAAACTTACTGCACCTTCAAGGAGGAACCCAAGTAACAGCACCATCTGCTACCGGGACACCTAGTATGACTTTAGCCAATGTTCCATCAGGATTTGGTGTTACACAAAGCAAACCGTTCCCTGTTTATGCGAATCCATCTTCAGGAACTCACATAACTGTAGGTAGTGTCACTTATGCCAATAGCGGAATCATTGTTTTGAATTTCGCAAAGGATGCCGGAACAATAAGCACGTACTACGCGATCGATCAGCTCTTAGTTGACTAATATGCAGTTCAATAGCCCTGTTTTGCTAAAACGGGGCTATTGAAGTGAAACTGTTCTATACTCTACTACCTGAATAAAGATGCTTCTACAATTAGCAAACACTTACAACCCAGCAAAGGAATATCCTACAGGGTTTTGGTTTAGCAGTCCTAAGCTCAACGGGATTCGGTGTGTTTATCAAAGATTTGGCGAAATAAAGGGATTAAGAAGCCAAACTTTAACTACGCGATTCGTTGGACTCGATCGCCTTGAGTTGGCTTGTCAAGCCATCTGTGATGCTAATAACTTGTCATTCCTGGATGGTGAGCTGTTCATCCCCGGCAAAACACTTGATGAACTTACCGTATTAGTGCGCGATCGAACCAATTATGACCTTGCTGAAAAGTTTGCTGTTCAGTTTAGAGTTTCTGCTGTTGTTGAAACAACAAACCCTAATCTGACAGGTCATCAAATGATTGCTCTGATGCGACAAAACATACCCGCTCAGGGAATGGTGAGCTTGATACCTCAGAATTTGATTCGCAGTACACCGCTCGGAGTTCTTGATGAAGCGACTTCAGTAATGAATTCTGGCATTTCAGATGAAATAATTCTGAGAAATCCTGACTCTGTTTATTCTGAAGTGCGTAGCTTGCGGGGCGCGAACGCGCCATCGGACAATCTGTTAAAAGTGAAAGGAATAACAAGCGGAATCTTTACTGTTGTTGGATTTACTCAAAATCCTGTAGTGAATTTCGTCAGTTATATGTCCGTTGAAGGCATGGTGAATGGAGTTAATAAAATTACTCGTGTTTACGGCTTAAACGATGAAGAGGAACAGGATCTCTGGATGAATAGAGATTCCTATATGGGTAAACAAGTCCAAATCGTTTATATGGGGCTAAGTGCTACAGGGAATTTACGAACCCCTGCTTTGGGTCGATTCGTTTAAGGAGAAAGTTTGAATGATGTTGCCACAATTAGCCAATACTTACAGCCCAACAAAAAACTATGGGGTAACAGAATGGTTTAGCAGTCCTAAACTAGATGGAGTCCGCTGCTTATATGAAAATATGACCAGTGGATTGAGAAGTCGTAGCTTGCGGGGCGCGTAGCGCCATCGGGCTTGAATCGATATTCAGGAATGACTGAGATTGAGGAAATATGCGAAAGTATCCGATCGACTAATAATCTATCTTTTATAGACGGTGAGTTGTACATCCCTGGAACTATTTTTGATGTTATCTCAGGAATAGTCCGCAGTAGAAAAACTGTAGAATCTGTAGTAGCAAATAAACAAAAAGTTCAGTTCCGCATCTTTGCGATCGGGTTCAATCAATTCCCGACAGTGGAGACAGTTCATGAAGTAGATCAGGTCAAGCTAATTTTCCCGGCAATGGGGAAAGTTAGCTACGTCCCTCAGAAATTGATTGAAAATAATCCTTTGGTAATCCAAACTGAAGCTGAATTAGTCAAAAGTTCTGGACTCTCAGATGAAGGGATAATGCTGCGGAATCCGAACTCTATTTACTCCGGGGTTCGATCGAACAATCTCCTAAAAGTGAAAAACTTTGTTAAGAACAACTTTACGGTGGTTGGGTTTACCAAAGGTAGTGGCAAATATGCCAAGTCTTTGGGTAATTTACTGATTCGGGGAATGATTAACAATCAAATTATTAATAGTCGAGTCGGCACAGGATTTACTGACTTGGAGCGATCGACAATATTTGCAAACCAAGCTGATTATTTAGGCAGAACGCTGGAAGTGGTTTATCTTGGCGTGACCGCTACAGGCTCTCTACGGCATCCAGTGTTTTCGGGATTTGTGTGAACCAAAATAGAGGCAGAAAAAAGCTTGAGTAGTGTACATCTACTCAAGCTTTTTTCTGTTCGGCTCAAAAACTATTGGACAATTCCTACAAGTTCCGGCACTTTCCCCGCTAATTTCCAGCCTGTGGTAGGCGAGTAAACCGGGGTGCTAGCGTTAACTCCCCAGCCTGCTAGTTCACTTGTTGGTACTTCAACGAAGGAACTGTCAGGAGCTTTGATTTGCCAGGTTTGCTCAGGATGACTCAAGGTTTTTTGCGCTAGCAAGTCGGCTGGAATAGGAGGAGGTTGAATGGCTGCAACAGGAGGAACAGGAGGAACAGGAGGAACAGGAGCGACAGATTGAGCAGTAGATTCAGCAGCAGGTGCAGGCTGTGGTTGGCTTGGATCAGGCTGAACTAAAGTCAAAAAGGATTTGCTGAAAGTCAACTTAGGTCTGCGAGAAGCTTTAAAAGTGATAGCTTCTCCAGTCCGAGGGTTGCGTCCTTGACGTTCAGGTCGATCGGTAGCTTTTAAAATCCCTAACCCTTCCAATGGTAGCTTTTCACCATTGCGGAGAGTGAGTGACATGAAGGCTACTGCTGAATCCCATACCGCGTTAACGGTACTTTCAGCGAATCCAGTTGAAGCTTTTACGTGGTCAGTTAAGGCAGACATGACTAATGCTAACTAATGAATATTTTAATTATGCACTAGGAAATGATTAATTGGGTGGTAGACCAAAATCTTCCGGCTTATAAAGACCTGCTGGCATTTTATTTTCCAAGTAATCGATCTGTTCTTGACTAAGCGATCGATTATACAGCCGAACTGTTTTCGTAATGATTCGCCCAGCTTCGTCCATATATTTGCCGTTGGTGTAACAGCGCATCTCGCGAGTTTCGCCGATCGCAACTTTACTTTGGTACTCTTTCGGTATCCATCCAAGGGGGAAGTACCCGATATTTCTGGTACTTTCAGGAAAGCTCATATCAACACCAAGTTCCATCCGCGCCTTTGTCTCACCCGCAGCAGGTTTCATCCGTTGAACAATCCGAACAAGAACATTTTGCCCTTTCCATTCACCTTTACTCCACACATTGGGTTCTTGCTTGTGAACGTTGTATGCGTTGAAATAAGGCAAAGTATCAGGATTTTCTTGTAAGTCCATGAGGATTTCGTCCCTGAATAAGTTGAACACCAGCGAGCCGGTGCTAATTTCGGATGCTCCGGTATGAACCGCTCTCCAGTAAGCAGCAGCCCAACTTTTTTCGCCGAAAGCTCTGCCTTCATCATCCGCAACATGATTTAGCGCAAATTCTTTGAGAGCTTGAAATTTAGCCGATACCTCACGAATTTTGGTAGTATCGCCATCATTTTGCTTTTTCCATTCGATCGCAACCTTCATTTCGTCCCCGTATCCTTTGCGCTGTTCAAAAGCAAAATCTAATTGCCTTCGATCAACCACAACACCCACAAAAAGTGCATTCTCAAAGGAGTTGATGTCGATGTTGGTTTCCAATTGAGCTGGTCGCCAGTAGGTGTTAACGACTCTGACCAGCCGGGAAATAGTATCGATCGCATCGTCGGCAACGGCACAGGGTCGAGTTAAATAAACCGCATCCTCTTTAAAATCTTTGAGCCAGGGAATTTTCCCGCCGTCTCCTAGACCATTGAGATATTCGGTAACAGCTTGCAAACCCTTGTCATTATTGGGATATGCCGATTTCAATGAGTCAACCGCGATTTGGAGTTCCTGACTGAGAAAGTCGATGATTGACATCTCGACTGGAGCTGTTTGCATCCCGCCGTCCGGAATCATCAGGACTATTCCTTCAGCTCCCGCACCTCGGGCCCGACCCAGAAGTGAGGCAACAATCCCGGTGCTGTCATTCATGCTGTTAACGGCGACTTCTTGGAGAGTTCCAGGCAACGCCATTTTTGGAAGCTTGTCAACGGATGGAGGTTTGTCAAAGTTGGCGATCGCATCTCTCAGAGCTGGATACTCCTTGGATGCGATGAGCTGAACAAAGTCCCCGTCAAAGTCTCTGCCCAAATTCAGCATGAGTTTTGTCGAGGCTGCCATCAATCCATAGCCTCTGGCATAAGTGCCTTCATGACGGTTGATCCAGAGCTGACAATCTCCCCAGTGGCGCATGGGGTTGCAAAATACGATGTACTCGCCGGGAGCCATGCCAGGTGCACAAAATACTTTTTCCCTAAAAGTGGTTACGTTGTTAGCGTCCGTGGTTTCGTATTTTTGGAAATACTCATCAGGTTGCGACATTAGCGACCAAAAACGAACTCCGGCTGCTTTGGCTAAGTTGAGCCAAACAACGCGAAGCCTTTCAGCTACCTTCGTAGTGATGTAGGGATGCAGTAACAGCCTGCCTTTTATGTCATATTTAATAATCTCCATTGCTGTGTTGACATATTCAGCTTCTGACTGGATATTATCGCCCTGTTCGAGTTCTTGGGCAGCTTCTACTTGATGAATTCGTAACTCAGTAGCCAAGGCTTGAATTGAGTTAGTAGCTGCTACTAATTTTTCACATTTGGCTCGGAGCCGGCTAATTATGTTGTCTTCTTCAAGCGTCTGAAACTTAAACCACTGAAACAGCATCCAGCCTGCTTTGGCTGTGCGCTTTTCCGCCTCGAATACTAACCCACACAGTAATTTATCTGTGTAGTTTCCAAGTGCTGGTTTTTTGCCTTTGAGCGAACTCCAAGGGATGACCAAATCATAGCCCGAGTCATCTAGTTCGGGATTATAAGCGATCGTCCCTTTTGCTACCCATTTTTTAAACGCTGCTATCCGAAACTGAATAGGAATATCAGCATCAATCTCATCAGGATTAAATTCTACTGTTCCCGCACCGAGTAATTGCATGAATTCTCTCGAAGCTTTTGCGTGACTGTCTCCGCTGTTCCAGTGCCGTTTATTTACTGGATCATCTTGCGGGTTGCCGTTACCATCTTTAGCTGTATCATCAACAATCACATAATTGAATTTTCGCCCAATTAAATGCTTGCATCCTGTGTGAAGAATACTGCCGTAAATGATTCGTTTCCATTGTTCCTTTGCTAGAGTTCCATAGTAGTCTTTCCCGATCGGAGCTAAATTGAATGTAAACCTGCCATGATTGCGGGAGTTGCTAGCTAAATCCAGTTGATATCGATCGGTTTTGTTCGCTATAAATGGATTCAGCAGTGCAGAATTTTTAGTGTTTTCTGGAATTTCACCAATACAAAATCTATCTTTTCCAACATCTTTGTGTAACCCGGAAAGCAGAGTATTTCGCAAAGTTACTTTAGGAGTATTTGACCATTGTTTTGCAATGCAGTCCCATACACCCAAAACAGCAGTCGTTGCTATTTTTGCCAGTGTTTCATCTGCGCCGTACCAGTCGTAGGTCAGTTCATATTCTGTGGGCATCTGATTAAATGAAGTCCATAAACTTGAGTCTACCTGTTGCTATTCTAGCAACTTTGTCTGCCCCTAATAATGCTGCAATTTGTTCTTGTCCAGTGACTTGAATAGGATTATCAGGATTAGTTAAATTATAACAAACAGCATACTCGTTTTTAGGATCTAACCCGAGTCCTATAATTTGGCTCATACGAAGTCGAGCAGTGTCTCGCATCTCTTTAGCTGAGGCTTTGAATTGTTCCAATATCTCGATCGTGTTAGTATCGTACATGGAAGCTACTTTCAAATTAAATCGGCTAGGATTATCTGCTAAATCTCCAAAGATGTAGAGAGTTTTTGCTAGGGCAGTTTTGTTTCGCATGGCTAAAATAATGATGATCGAGACGATTAAAATCGGGCCCGCCATTCCCAACAAAAACATCCAGGCAGTAACATTCATATTCGTCGTACCAAAAACAGTCATTAACAAAGCTTCGTTAGCTTTTAAAGCAGAAGCAGCAAAAAATCTTAGTGCTTGAGCTCCTGAACTGCCAGAAACTTTGAGAACAACCGAAGTTACACAATGAGTAAGAGCTGAAATTAAACTGGCTGGCATTCCAATCAGATTCATACAATTGGTTAAAAACCAGCTTGCTATGCTGGAAATTATGCCTGCGGTAATCCCTACAGTCGCCAAAGCACCGCTAACAGCTACGATCGGCGCTACCACCGGAACAACTATCAAAGCGCTTGCATTGACCGCAACACTTCGGATTGACAAAATTCGATCGTTATAAATTGAATTGATGTCGTAGCTACTGCTAGCTGTGATGACTCTGGGAGAAGGAATCGGCGCATCACCCATAGCAACCAAACTTCTAGCGACATTGTTGTATTTAGCTCTGGTTCTTCTTCTTTCATTCAATTTCAAACGCTGATCCTGTAATTCCCGGTAATATTGATCTCTTAATCTTCTGGCTTCTTCCTGCATCTGAAGCTTTTTTTGATTAATTGATGACCAAGCCGAATCCATAGCGTAGTCAACTTTTACTCCCATTTTGGACAATTCTGGGAGATTTAAACTGTTGTTGAAAGCATTTATGACATCGCCATAGATACCTTTCTCTGTACTGGTAGAAGTTAATGCAGCCAAAGTTCTTTCACCAGCACCCGCTAGATTGTCATAAAGTTTGCTGTTGTAAGCTCTGTTTATGCCGTGGGATGTTTCCAGAAATGCTGTACCACATTGACCTATCAGCATAGGAAATGCTGCTATATTTTGTGACGATTCAAGCCAACTGAGGATAGCTTTCCCCCCTGGATGGCTTAATATTCCTTGAATTAGGGGTTGTTCCATCAACCATTGTTGTGGAGCATCCATGATTTTTTGGATTTCAGTCACGCCTGTTAGTGATTGAAAGTTTGCCCAGACATCGCCGATTTGATCGGTGATATCTGGAGATTGGGGTGTTTCTTCTGGCATAGTAATTATGTTGGATACTGAACTAATAATATTATAGTTCAAGTCACATTCATAATCTTATATAGGATAATTCCTGACTCTGTAGAAATTAATTCAGAGTCAGGAAGACAGAACTATGCTTCAAAGATTGGATTAATGCGGGTTAATAACTTGTTCTTTAGCAAGTCGATCGCACTCAGCTAGTTCAGGAGTTGAGTTCCGTGCTAACCACAGCCATGTCACCTCATGAACTTTTGCTAACTTATCAAGTTCTTCCCACAAATCTTGGTTAGCGTTACGTTTCCAACTTTTAGCCATCGTGTTTACGACGTAGGTTGAATCTGAAAACAGTGTAACTTTGCAAGGTTTCTTGAGAGCTTTCAAAGCTTCGATCGCTGCTGTTAATTCCATGCGATTGTTAGTATTGGTTGTCTCAGATTTACCACTAATCGCTTTTTTATTTGGCTTACCTGGAATTGTAAGTATTGCAGCCCAACCACCGGGCCCGGGATTTCCTGAGCAAGCACCATCACAGTGAATATTAACCACACTTTTTGTTTCAGTTACATTTGCTGTCATTGATTTTAAAAAAACAACATCAAAATCTCAAAGCGAAGCTACCTGAAACCTGAATCATTGCTATAATATAACAAATAATTGAGAGATTCTTATGTCAGGAAACACAGATTTATTGAGAGAATGTGCGCGTTTATCGGTAGCTAATTCTGAATTAGCGATCGACAATTCGGAACTGTTAATAGAAAATTTGAGGGTAAAAGCAGAAAATCTGAGACTAACTCAGCGGTTGGATCAAATGAACAATTTAGCCAGAGCAATGTATAACGATTTTAAGCTCGATCGACCTAATGGAAATTTGACCGAAAATAATAGAGAATCCTTAGACCTGAAGGGTGGCGGAACTATCTATTTAGTTCAGTATCTCGATCGAAATGGAAAATCGTACATATCTACAGAAGGTGTAACACCAGAAGGCGATATAGCTCCTAAGCTTTATTATTTCGGCTATGCGGTGTTTTTCATGGTAGAAGAACTGGTGCGACAAGGATTTAGTGGTCTGCCTGAGAGATTTTTAAAGTTGTTCGTAGCTTGCGGGGCGCGTAGCGCCATCGAAACCCAAAGTTTATGAACTATGTAGTCAAAGAATTTGAACGGGTGATGGCATATTTATAAGCCCAGCGAAGTTCAGAATCCGTCAAAGAACAGTAAATTATCTCCAAAAACAATTTGCGTTTGTTTCTGTTTTTGATTTTCATTCTCATGTTCTACAAACTACTTACTTATGAACGATCGTACCATTAAACAACGGTTTGAAAAACACATTATCCGTAAAGATGATTGCTGGATAACAGATTTGCATTGTAATCACAGAGGTTATCCACGAATTAAAGTGAATAATAGAGGAATAAATGCTTCTCGTGTAAGTTTTCAGCTATACAACGGAGAAATCCCTGAAGGAATGCTTGTATGTCATCGTTGCGATAATCCAGGGTGTGTAAATCCTTAACATTTATTCCTCGGCACTCATAAGGACAATATGAGAGATATGATAGAAAAAGGACGATCACTTAAAGGCTCTAAAACCTCTCAATCTAAACTGACTGAAAAAGAAGTGTTTCAAATCAAAGCCTTGTTATCTGAAACTAATTTAACCCCTAAAAGAATTGCTAGTTTATTTGATATTTGCACACGAACTATCTCGTATATTCAACATGACGGTATCTGGAAACACGTTAATTATGTTGCTAACCGCAAAAATAACAGCAAAAGTAAGAAATCTGTAGGATGGAAACAGTTAAGTTTATTTGACTGATTTGCTAAAGCAGTCCCATAATTTGCAAATGTCGATAAACCACAATTTCCTCAATCCCAACTTGACGATCGATTGCCTTCATAGATTGCCCCTCAGCTCTGAGCAATCGAATACGTTCTCTCAGAGCTTCAATTTGATCGGTCGATCGAGAAGATGCGACTTGCTTAGGTTGTAAGTTCCATGCCCTGATACTGCGCTGTACCTTAGCTGCTGTCGTGTCGGTGTGTTGAGCTATCTGAGAATAAGATAGCCCTTGACGGTACAAACGGATTTGTTCTTCTATATTGCTCATCTCTTTGACAGAATTATTAATATTGAAGTAGAGAAGCTAGAAATTGGAGACGCATCAATGGAACAGTTGCCTGGGGAACACAAATTGATAAGCCTGTTAGATTGATTGCTTCTGCCCTGCCGGGAGTTCTGCGTTCTACTCCTGGGTTGGCTGGCGGGGAATTGAATCGCCACCACCGCTCATAATGCAATCGAGCCAGGTACTCGGGAACGCCATCAACCACAGACATAGCTCCGGGTTTAGTTTCTGGGTAGTGGGTAAACGACCTTGCAATTTCAATCTGACTTCTAATGTAAAAGCTGGTATAAAAAGTAGTAAGAATTAACCTACTACTTTTTACTTTTTCCATTTAATCACAATATTCCCAACGTTTACCGCCCGATCGCCAGCCCTTACGAATTGCTACACTAACAGAGTGATATTCTAATCCCATACTTCTAGCAGCTTCAGAAGCACTTTGAAATTCTTCTCCTGTGTCTAAGCATCTTACCTTTTTCTGAGTTTTTGAATTTCGATCGTCTTTATGTAACTGCCAATGTTCCTCATTAGTCATTACCTCCAAGTTTTCTAAGCTGTTATCGTTTCGATTACGGTTTTTGTGATGGACTATTTCAGTTTTAGGATCGCTTACACCATAATAGGCAAGATAACGACCTAGATATTTTTCCATAATCAACGTATGTTGAGCAACGTAATCTTTGTATTGACTTACGTTTTCTATGGTGCGAGGATGCCCCGGACAATACTCGTAAATGTATCCACGATGGCTCTTGATAACTTGCGATGGCTTTTGATTATTGAACTTTTGTTCTCTTAAATTGACACCTGCCTTTTGAAGAATTCCGGGGATACTTTTTCTTGGACAGCCTAAGATTTTTTCAATGCTTGAGTAACTGTGTCCTCCTAAGTATAGTTCAATAATCTTTGAAATATCTAAATTCAATCCTTTTGCTTTTCTTCCCATATCTAGATTCCAAAATGTGAAATCTTAGAGCGAAGCATTACATTATTTCATTTGACAACAAAGAAGCTAGAAATTGTAAACGCATCAAAGGAACAGTAGCTTGAGGAACACAGATTGATAAACCAGCTAGAGTTATTGCTTCAGCACGTCCGCGTGTGTTTCGTGGCAGTCCAACGTTGGCGGGTGGTGGATTCATTCTCCACCAGTTTTCATAATGCAATCCAGCCAAGTAAGGGGGAATCCGAGCATCCACAGGCAAACTTCTGGATGTAACTTCTGGGTAGCTGGTAAACGACCTTGCGATTTCAATATTTGCTCTAACCGATGCTGCCCAGCCCTGCCACCCTTTCCGTTGCTGGATGCTAAGGTGGTTGAAAAAACCAAAAGTTATGCTTCGCTTTTAGGTTATGATGTCTATTTTTTCATTATGCCTCCTCGTAAAACACCTCTTCAGCAACGAATCGAAAAGCATATTATATCTAAAAATAACTGTTGGATAACAGATATTCTTTGTACTCATGATGGTCGTCCTAGAATGTGGGTTGACGGCAAATTGAAGTTTGTTTCCCGGTTGATTTTTGAACTTTATAACACGAAAATTCCTGATGGATATTTTGTGTGTCACAATTGTGATAATCCAGCTTGTGTAAATCCCGAACACTTATTTCTCGGTACTTTAAAAGACAATTCAGCCGATATGGTGAAAAAAGACCGTCAGGCAAAAGGCTCTAAGCATGGATTTTCTAAACTCAACGATGAACAAGTATTGACAATCAAACAGTTGTTGAATGAAACTAAGCTAACACAGAAAGCAATTGCTGAATTGTTTAATGTGTCAAGACAGACAATTGTATTGATTGCCCTAAACAGACAGTGGAAACACATTGTTTATCAACCAAAAACCGACCAATTAAGTTTGTTTGAAGTTGATGATTTGGTTAGACAGCAAAGAAGCGAGGAACTGGACACGCATTAATGGGACGGTAGCCTGCAAAGGGACGATCGACAGACCAGCTAGAGTTACTGCTTCTCGTCTTCCAGGCGTTCTACGCTTTAATCCGGGACTGACTGGTGGCGGATTCATTCTCCACCAGTGGTCATAATGCAATCCAGCCAGGTAGGAGGGATTGCCATCATCCACAGACAAAGAGCTGGGTTCAGCTTCTGGGTAGCTGATAAACGATTTTGCGATCGTAATGTACTTTCCAATGTTGTCAGACCAGCAGGTCCACCCTTGCCGTTGCTGGAGCTGTAAGTCGTTACGGTAGGCAACGATAAACACTCTTTGCCTCTCATGTGGCGCACCGCACTCCGACGCGCTGATAACTTCAACTTCTGTTTCAAATCCTGCCATTTGCAAGGCTCCCAAGATTGTTCGCAAGCCTCTATAAATGATGCCTTTTGGGTTTTCAATAATGACAAAATCTGGTTGGGCTTCAAGAATAACTCTGTACATTTCCCACCACAATCCTGATTGAGCGCCTGCCAATCCTTCTTTCTTTCCTGCGTTTGATGTGTTTGTGCAAGGAAAACCGCCAATGACGATTGTAGGAAAGCCGAATTCTCTGAATTTGGGTGGATGATATGTGTTGATATCAGCCCAGATGGGGATATTAGGGAAGTGTGACTGGAGAACTTTTTGATCATAAGGATTTATTTCGACAAATTGAAATGTTTGATATCGTAGTTTGCTAGATGGTACGTCATTGCTAAAAACTAATTGTGCTGCTAATTCAAATCCTCCAATTCCTGAAAATAAACTAATTGCTTGCATAGAATCAATTTATTTATATAACTTTATTTTAATTGTATCATTTTCACTTCGTGTTTGGGAAGCAGTTTTGAACCAACAACTATGACTAAAATTGTAATGATTTCTGGCAGTCGTTCAATCAAAGATATCAGTGCTGGATTGCCATCAATCGATCGAATAATGGAGCTAAAGTTTGCGATAATCGTTGGTGATGCGGTAGGCGTAGATAAGCTAGTTCAAGAATATTTTCGTCGATCGAATTACCTCAACGTTACAGTTTACTTTCCATTGTGGGGCGGAGGTGGGAAGCCGAGAAACACGACGGGGTATGAAACGGTTGGAGTTGCAGGAAACTATATTGATCGAGATATAGCAATGTGTTCGGTTTGCAATTACGGTTTGGCTCTCTGGGACGGGAGAAGTCATGGAACCAGGGATAATATCGATCGAACTGGAAAGAAAACCAAAATAATCAGAATTTGAGGTAGCTGAGGTCTGTGGGTGAGGGTCGCTTCGCGATAAGGGAGTGACCTCTCAGCAGTAATTACTACCATGACTATTACCGTAGAAAAGTTTGATTTCGACAAATTCACGACTGATAAAGTTAAGTTTGCGATCGATATTGACCGCGAAGTTTTCAATGTGTCTGAAGGCACGAACAGTCAGTATATTGACGATCAATTAGGTAACTCTCCGCTTTGGCGAGGCAAGTTTTCTGTTGAGGAGTATCGGCAACTGCTGTGGCAACAAATCCAGCAGCATTTACCGAGATATTTTCGCAAAGGACTAAAAGGTTTCTATGAGCCTTACTTAGTTTCTGATTCCAATCAGTTTAGAGCGATTATGGAATTAGCAGAAGTTTATCGAGATAAAGGTCGGCTAAAGCTGCTTTATATTTCCGATCGCTCCCATGCCGAACTTATCGCCAGATGCGTTGATTTTTTGGCAAATCAGATATAGCAATTACGTTAACCTAGAAACTCAGTATTTCTAGATTAACGTAATTTTCGTAAATACTTTGCAATAAGGAAACGACCAAGAAAACACTACTTTTAATATTAAGGAGAATTATGTCAGAAATTCACATCAATCCAATGAGCCTTTTTCCTTACGATGTCAACAGACGAGAAGGAACCTATTTCGATCGAAACGGTAAGCCAGTTGATAAAGACCTTCTCAAAGGTCATTATGCTGTTGCTTATGAAGGTAGGGATATCCGTTTGTCAACTTGGGCATGGAAACAGCGTAAGGAATTGACCAATTTAGCAACTTACTTTGATGGTAATGCAGTCGAAGAAAAACGCTTAATTATCTGGGAGCAATTTCAAACTCTCACAGTGAACAGACATTTAATTAATTTCTGCGAGCAATTCAGAGAACAACCGATGTATCTCTGGTATATCAGCCGTTACGACTTACCGACAGCTCAGTTCATTAAACGTTTTTTGGAATGGTATTGGGCAGAATTTCCAATAATCCACCAGTAGAAAACTGTTATACTCTAGCTAATTTAGTTAGAGTATAACGCTAATGTTTGCAACACAATTTTCCGACAAATAAGCTATCAAAGTAACAGACGTAACCCCAGATTATGAAGTAAACTATAAAACTGGGTACATAGGATTTCTCAACAAGGGAGCTGACGTAACATCTCTCGGCATCGCTTACTTTACGGGTTGGGATATCATCAGCGATATCCATGTGACTCATACCTTGATTGTTGCGGGAGAGGATCAATCTATTGAAGCAGACATGGTAAATAACACAGTCAAGGTTTGTACCCTAACCAAATACTTCAATGACCCTAACTGTCAAATCTTCTTCCGCAAACCCATACTTTTCAACGATGCGGTAGGTTATGCGATCGCATACAAAGCCAGTTTGGAAGTCGGCAAACAATACGATTTCGGCGCAATCTTAACCCAAGGACTCTCAGGCAGTTTCCCTGGGCGGATGCTCGATCGGCTGCTGACCGGAAAGTTGGAGGAACTGTTAGGCAACCTGCTTAATCATCCCGATAAATGGATTTGTAGCGAACTTGTTGCCTACGCTTTGGATGAGCAGTTATTCTACCGAGATAAAGGCATCCTCAAACGTCCTAACTCTACCATCAGTCCTCAAGAGCTTTTCCAGGATACCGAAATCTTTGCACCCTGGAAAAAATCTGAACCCTCAGAAACAAAAACAGTAACAGAAACAAAAACAGTGACCGTAACAGAAACGGTAACAAAAACAGATCCAGAAACAGACTTAATCTGTAAGTAAGAATAGCTGAGGTTAACCGTTCAAACGCTTTGCGGTAAGGACATGAGTTCTTCCGCAGCGAGTTTTGACATGACTTTAGTTACAGTTACCAAGAAACTGGGTCGAAAGCCCCGTCCTTCTAGGACGGCTTTAATTTAGTAAATTATAAAGAATTGCTAAAAACACAGATTTGTTAGTAAAAGTTTTAGTAAAAGTGATAGACTATTTCAATGATAGTTTTAGAGTTTAAATTGAAGGGCAAAGCGGAGCAATATCGGAGCATCGACGAGATGATCAGAACAGCTCAATTCGTCCGAAACAAGACTCTAAAATATTGGACAGAAAATCAAGGAATTAAGCTAGTTGACCTATACAAACAATGCGCTGTTATGGCGAAAGAATTTGAATGGGCGGGCAAGCTTAACTCGATGGCACGTCAAGCTTCCGCCGAACGTGCCATTTTTGCTATTCAACGCTTTTTTGCTAATTGCAAAGCCAAGAAACCCGGAAAAAAGGGATATCCACAGTTCAAGAAGCATACTCGATCTGTTGAGTATAAAACTTCGGGATGGGAACTTTCTGCGGACAAAAGATGCTTGACCCTTAAAGATGGTTTTGCTGCGGGGAAGTTCAAGTTAATCGGCAGTCGAGACTTGCATTTCTATGCGCCCGGTGAAATAAAACGAATCAGAATCGTGCGTCGTGCCGACGGCTACTACGCCCAATTCTGTATTAATGTGGAGCGGAAAGAGGAGCCTGTTCTCACTGGTAAAGCTATTGGAATAGATGTCGGGTTAAACCATTTCTATACCGATAGTGATGGTGAAACGGTCGCTAACCCTCGATATCTTCGCAAGAGCGAAAAAGCTTTGAAGAGATTGCAGAAGCGAGTTTCAAGGGAAGAAGAAAGGTTCTAGTAATCGGAAAAAAGCAGTTAATAAGCTGGGAAGGAAACACCTGAAGGTCACTAGGCAGCGTGAAGACTTCGCCATAAAGACGGCGTTGTGCGCGGTAAAATCTAACGATTTTGTAGCCTACGAAGACCTTCAGGTGCGGAACATGGTGAAAAACCACAAGCTAGCCAAATCAATTAGCGATGCAGCTTGGTCACAATTTTCTCAATGGTTGGAGTATTTTGGGAAAGTGTACGGTAAAACCGTGAGTGCGGTCGCACCTCAACACACATCGCAAGAGTGTTCAAATTGTGGCAATCTAGTTCAGAAAACGCTGTCAACTCGAACCCATATTTGTGGTTGTGGAACGATTCTCGATCGCGATCATAACGCTGCGCTGAACATTTTGGCGAAAGGGTTGAAGCAGGCAAAGATCGATTTAAATACGGCGGGGCACGCCGAAATTCACGCTTGCGGACAGACCGATCTCTACTCGCTGATGGTGACATCAATGAGCAAATCGACTGGCTGATCCAAGAATCCCCTCGCCTTTAGGCAGGGGAGTGTCAAAGTTAAGTCGATCGTCCCTTCAGTAACCGTTGCTCAATATTTTGAGTATATTGTCGAGACTGAACAACAAACTGAAGAAAGGCTTCTGTCCTGGGAAATTGATAGTGCTGTCTAGCTTTCAGTTCAAGAATCTTAAGCTGTTTATTCAGCTCATGTGATGCTCATGTGATGCTCATGTGCAGGTACACATACAGGTAAAGGCTATGTATGTGTGAGAGTTAAAGTGGTAAATAAAGAGAGATGAAAATACTTCGTTTTGAGGAGACGATGTATTTTCGATCGTCTCATGGAAAACAAGTCATGTTTTAATTGGATTGTCCGCAATAATGCAGATGCTGATTTCTGGCTCATTAACAAAGGCAGTGAGCAGAAATTAGGAAATCCAGTAAAAGAATTTGAGCCATTCTTAACAGGCATAAAATGCCCAGCGCTGATTAATTCTGATTATGCCTACTACTTGTGCCTTTATCTACATCAGCAAGGAACATGGGAAAAATTAGCGCTCGGCTCAACAAGATTAAAGTCGTTGCGAATTGGTGATATCAGAAAGGTGTTTTCTGCAATTGGTAATCAGCACAGAGAACAACATCAAGCCAGATACAAAGCCTTTACACCCTTGAACTCTAAGCAAACTGTTTCATCAGGAATCTAATCATGGAAAAACTCAACTTTGGCGGGATTGAAGGACAAGTATTAGCCTTATCCCCACACAATAGCTATTTTCTTTTCAAGCTATCTGAACGCGCCGTTATCCGAGGCATTTACACCTCGGATTTTGTTTGGGATTCAACAACCGATAATTTGAATGGATTTGACCCGAATTTGTTTACTTTGTACCTAGGAGTACGATCAACTATTGAAGCAACACTTGTCAAGAATAAAATCCGACTTGCTGGCGGGAAACCGGATGAACAGATTCGTGAACCCAGATACCTGTTGCATTCACAGTATGAAATCCGAATAATCGGAGTTTCTCCTCAATCGTAGCTTGCGGGCGCGTAGCGCATCGTACAAATTGTCAAAGATCACTTATAGCAACAGCATTTTCCTCATCCTGCTTAGCTACAGAAACATCAGAAACACTAGCAATCAAAGAAACAAAATCAAGAAACTGTTTCCAAGGTTGTTAGTGTTTGCTTCGCTATGAAGTGTTGATTTATTTACTTAGTGAGGAATCATAGTCATGGAAACAATCAATTTCGCAGGCGTTGAAGGTAAAGTTATCGAAACATCACCGCACGGGAGTTACGTTGTAGTAAAATTGAGCGATCGAATCACAATTGTCGGCACAAGCAATAATCAATTCAATTGGCAAGAAATGCCGGATGCTGCTTCAGGATTTGAATCTTTCATCACGTACATAGGTATACGATCGAAAACTGAGGCTACTAAATATCTAAACCTGATAGCTACAGTTGGCGGTTACACACTCAAGAAAGAAGCTGAACCCAGAAAAGCCAAGCGGATTACAGATTTCCCATTTGAAATTAAAGTACGCGGGTTAAGTCCTGAGTTTGTTGCTGAAGTAATTCGTTGCAGGAAAAAGTAGCTAACTACTAAACGTAAGTTTCTCTTCAAATAGTGAGGAGAAACTTACACTATCTAATTGACACAAGGAATTCAAATGACTGACAAAATAGTTTACGATGTGGTTCAACGATTTGAAGTTGTTGATGGTGTACCTCAATTGATTTCCACCCAAATTAAAAGCATTGAAGGTGGAACGAGTTTATTTTGTATAGCAGAGTATTGGATAGGAAAGAATACCAAGTTATTGCCTTTCAATAAACAGCAATACGTTGCTTACAAAAATAAGGGTGATAAAAGATACCAACTGGTGCTAACTCCTCGAATTAGCTTTCTTCAAGTATCATTTCCGTCTTCTCGTTTAAGCGGGAAAGTCCAAGTTTAAACGGAACCAGATGTGTTATTTCCTTACGCATTAAGGGTTGCGATCGACAGCAAAGAAAGTCTCATTAAACTCTTAGAAGATATTTTTCCAGGCAAGTAATAGGAGAACAGAAACATGATGCAATTAGATACACAAATTGAACAGACAACTCTACGCCTACGTGATGCGTTCCGGGTGCTCGCATGGGAGGTGTTTGAAACAAATCCTGAGATTCGTGAGGATTTACACCAGCGTTACACCAGATTCTACAGTCGCTGGAGAAAGAGCCAAATTCGTAGCTTGCGGGGCGCGTAGCGCCATCGATGGATTTGAGTCAACTCAGTGAATTAGCAGCAGAAAGAGGTTTCTCGATCGAACAACTGTTGACTATCAGAGAATGCTATTACTCCATCGCACAACCTTATCCATCAGAAACTTTTGCTGACGATTAACCGTTGACCTAGATTGATGATGGCGAGTTTATCTTTCCATCATCCAATTTTCAGAGCTAGCTTACCCAGAAACTTATCTGTGAGGGCGCTTCGCGATAAAAAAGTGAGGTAGGTTTTCGGCCTTTTCCAAATTTACTCTACATTACACCAAAGGAATTTCATCATGGCTATTACTTTTCTTTCCAAAACAGCCAAAAAGCGTAGTTTGTTGATTGACGCATTCAGAATTCTTGCATGGGAAGAATACAAGTCTACCAACAAAGAAGCGCTCAAGAACCTACAATACGGCGGTTATGCTGTGTTTGACAAAGAATGGCAAGCTGAAGAAATTCATAACAAAGGTTACGAGGATCTTCTAGCTTTTGCTAAGAGTCTAGAGTTTACTGAGGCAGAATTGTTGAGCATTCGATCGAAATACTACGCCAAGAAAACCAATACTGCTAGTACGACTGCTCCTGTCAATAACAACGATACATCTAACAGCAATATTCCAGAAAATGTTTCTGCCCATGAAACTATTCCTGAAGAATATGATATTGGTGATGCGTTTTAGCCTTAGTTAACACAGATTGATGGTGGAAAGTAGAAACTCTCCATCATCAATCGGTCGATCGATAATCAATCAGTCGATCGATAGAAAGAGAAGAAATACCAGAAGTTTTTTCGTGAGGGTCGCTTTGCGATAGGGAGGTGAGTAAGTATTGTCAGTAGGAGTTTAGTATCATGGAAAAGATTAAGAAAGTAATCCCAAATCTGTGTGAATTCAAGCAGTATTTGCGGGATTTAGTTGGCGAAATGGAATATAGCCACAGTAGTTTGACCAAGAAAAGGTTAGAACTTTGGCTATTTAATAAAGTCCATTTAGGCAACGGACAAGTTAGCCCTGGGTTTTATGACCAAAGGTTGTATGAGCTTTGTCAAAGGCTTTATCCAGGCTGTGACATAGGTTTGTTGACCTATCACGGTAAGGAAAGAGGAGGCAGTTGTGGTTTGATTGCTCCGCATCGCGATCATGGGTATGGTAGACCGATCGCAGTCTCTCTGAATATTGGCATTGCAGAGTTTGTCGTTGATGGCAAAAGCTGTGTGTTAAATGACGGCGAAATTGTGAAGTTTAATTGTAAGCAACTCCACTCTGTCCCTCGCATCATGAGTGAGGAAAGATTTAGTTTGGTTTTGTGGCAATTAAATCAAGCCAAAGGTTATCGATCGCAAATGGTAGAGCCGATCGAATGGTAAAATAACAGTTAAATATTTTGGATTTCCTCCAAAGTATTTAACCGTTATTTGGTAGCTTGTCAAAGAAAAAAACAATGGTGAAGTCAAGCATTTTGTAGGGCTTCGCCATTAGGGATTGAGTTAGATTTTGTGTACTTTACTTAGAGGTTTATCATGGCTATTCATATCTTGACCAAAGCTGAAAAAGAAGCGTCCAATTTACGTGATGCTGTTCGTATCATGGCTTGGTCACAGTTCAAAGCTGACAATGATACCGATCTCAAAGGCTTAGATTTGTACGAAGTTTTCAAGCGCGATTGGGAAGAGTACGAGATTCATAAAATGGAGCTGCCAGCAATACGTGTGTTTGTCAGTAAGTTGGGATATACAGCAGATGAATTGATGCAAATTCGTACTGAGTATTATGCCAACAAGAAAGAATACACCAACAACAACGGTAACGGTAATAGAACTGATGAATTTTAGTTCTAGCAGTACCGATCGAAATTAAGAAAAAGCCTCACTATCTGTCATGATATTGGGGCTTTGAAATTAAGATAAAGAGCAAGTGAAGATTTTTAGTGAGGGCGCTTCGCGATAAGAAAGTGAGTTGTAAATTTGCAACTCACTATCCCCTTATCTAGGTATCTCTCATGGCTAATTTAGTTGAAACAATGACTGCGATCGTAATTGCTGGTGAATTGGCAGCAATTGGAATGTTAGCTGGAACTGGATTGATTGGTTACGCAAAAGTCACAGCAGCCCATGTGCAGTTAGTCCAGACAGCGAAGCAAAGCAGATATGACGCAATTGTAAATTATGGCGAAGTTAGAAGTGTAGCAATTTTCACAGGCGATAAACCAGCAATTTCTGAGTGTTTGAGCGGAGTTTGTGGATCTAAAATCCCATTACCCAGTGGAGTTAATATCAAATCAACTTTCCGAGGTACTGATGCGAAAGTTGCAGGCAAAGCAGGCAGCAATGTAGCAACCTTGATTAGTTGGAGTAGTGAAACCAATAGCGGAATTGGTGGCAGTTATGGCCAGCATGGAACTATTATTTTCAGCCACCCCTGGACAAGAAAGAAATTTTGTTTAGTTAGAGGCGGAGCTTATGGCAATCAAGGCGAAGTTGTAATCCGAACTGATAAGGATTGTAAATAGCAATGTTGAAGTACAAGAAAATCTCTAGCACCAGCTAGAGATTTTTTTTTAGACCCACATAAAGATTTATCATTACCCAAAAAATCATGAACAAGAAAATTGTCGGTTTAGCAGCTTTAATTCTGGCTGGTTTCGCTTCCTGTCAATTCATGAAACCAAAATCAATAGAAGAAATTCCCGCAGCTCCAGTCATCAAAGCATTGCCTCAAGATCCATCACTCCAGGTTTATTTCAATCAATCTCAGACTTCTAGCTATACTGAGCCTTATCGCCAGATTACTCGATCGGGACATGATTTAGAACAGCTCATGGTCTATTCCATCAACAGCGCTCGTGAAAGTGTCGATGTCGCAGTTCAGGAACTTCGTTTACCTCGAATAGCGCAAGCTCTAGCGCATCGCCATCGCTCAGGTATCAAAGTTCGGTTGATTATCGAAAATCTCTACAATCGTCCAATTGCTCTTTCTCCCTCACAGGTAGCAGCATTACCCAAGCGAGAGCGCGATCGCTATGCCGAACTCGTTCACCTTGCAGATAGCAATAAAGATGGTTCACTCTCAGATGCGGAAATCTCCAGCGGTGATGCTCTGGCGATCGTCCGTGAGGCAGGAATCCCGATGATTGACGATACTGCTGACGGTAGCAAAGGCAGTGGATTGATGCACCACAAGTTCATTGTCATTGATGGCAAAACCGTTATCGTCACTTCAGCCAATTTCACTACCAGCGATATTCACGGCGATTTCAAAAGCGCCGAAAGCCGGGGCAATCCCAATAATCTGCTGAAGCTCCAAAGCCCGGAGGTGGCAAAAGTTTTCAGTGAAGAATTCGCGCTTATGTGGGGGGATGGCCCCGGCGGGAAATCAGACAGTAAGTTTGGGGTGAAGAAGCCAAGCCGTGCAATCGCCATAGTTCAAGTCGGCGGTGCGATCGTCGCAGTGCAGTTCTCGCCGGCGACCGCGAAAACTCCCTGGCAGCAGACACCGAACGGATTAATTGATCGGACTTTAGCCACCGCATCCAAGTCCGTCAATCTGGCGCTGTTCGTGTTTTCTGCCCAGCAGTTGGCTGATACACTCGAAGCCAAATCTAGAACCGGAGTCGGTATCAGAGCTTTGGTTGATTCCAGTTTTGTCTATCGGCCGTACAGCGAGGCGATGGATATGATGGGCGCTAGCCTGCTTGAAGGCTGTCAGCTCGAAGTCGAAAACCGTCCCTGCAGTCAGCCACTGGCGACGGTTGGGATGCCGAAACTTCCTGTAGGCGATCGACTGCACCACAAGTTCGGCGTTGTTGATGGAACCAAAATCATCACTGGATCTCACAACTGGAGTGAAGCCGCCAACCGGGCAAATGATGAAACGCTGTTGGTTATTGAGAGCTCCACGGTCGGCGCTCACTTTGAGCAAGAGTTCGATCGGCTCTATCAAGGCGCAATCCTCGGTCTACCCCACCGCATCAAGCAGAAGATGGATTCCCGCAAATCTGAATGCAAGTAGATAAGTCTCCAGCCCGCGCTGGAGATTTTTCTATCTACCGCTTCGCGTTAATGAGTTGATTTCTAACTAAAAATTATGCTGCACCTCAAAAACTATTTCTCTGTTTGTGAACAACATAATCTCGTTGAGTTGATCCGAAATGTAGTCAAAGCTAACGGCGGGATAACAATTCCCGTGATGCCATCTGGTCTGAAATTCCACTGTAGCCAAACCAGTTGCGGAATTGTTGGCTGGCTATCCGATCGAAAAGGCTATCGTTATTCATCCATCAATCCAGTAAATAATCAACCCTTCGCATCAATGCCGACAGAGTTGGTAGATATTGCTCAACGTTTAGCCCAATTAGTTGGTGAATTTGATTATCAGCCCGAAACCGGTCTAATCAACTTTTACCCAGCCACCGGGAAAAGTAAGTTAGGTTTGCATCAAGATAACACCGAGCAGAATTTCAAACCCTGCATCATTTCAATATCTCTCGGTGATGATTGCAGTTTTGTTGTCGGCAGCAACCGCAGTCGCAAAGATCCACTCGACGGCATCCTATTACGATCGGGCGATGTCCTCATCCTCCACGGTGACAGCCGTTTAGCGTATCACGGAGTCCAAAGAATTCTACCAAAAACATCAAATTTACTCAAGAATCACGGCAGATTAAACTTGACCATTCGACAAGTTTATTAGCCACATAAATAACACAAAAATAAGTAATGCTTCGCCATGAGTTGTTGATTCTTTCAGGTAACAACTCATGGCAGCAAGCAATATTCCAGCGTTACTTCAGCGTGTCGATCGAACTCTGAACCGCGAAACTCAGTACAATTTTGAGGAAGCATTTGATACGAAAGAGTACAACACAGCAATGATTACTGGGCATCGCTGGTTTGAGTATGACATTAAAGTTGACAAACTTATTACAATGGCACTCAATCAAGGTGTGAGTAAATTCTTGTGTGGAATGGCACTCGGCACTGACCAAATTGCAGCAGAGATTTTAGTTCGGCGTAAACTGAAATGGACAGCCGTGATTCCTTGCGCCGATCAACATAAGCTATGGAAACCACATCAGCAAAGCCATTACAAGAAATTGCTGGAACAAGCTACAGAACAGAAATGCCTTTATCAGACCTATAGCACTGGTGTTATGCACGCTCGGAATCAGTGGATGGTCAACCGATCGGATATTTGCCTAGCAGTTTTCTCCAATGATCCTCACGGCGTTGGTGGTGGAACTGCCTCAACTTTCAAAATGGCGCGTGCTCGTAATCTGCTTATCTATCAGTACATCCCTGCTGAATCTCGGTTCGTAATCATTGAACCCGCTCATCAACAGTTGACACTTTTCTAGCTGTTTCATCTATCAGTCCGCGACCTCCCCCCATTAAAAAGGGGGGATTGTTCTTTCCCGAATCTGACCTACACTTACAAACCAAAAACAGAAACTCAACATGAAGAAAAAAGTAGTTATGGCTCATATTCACAGTCGTATCGCCAAACTTGCCAAGGGTGCGATCGAACGTGGAGATATTACCAGTTGCGATCGCATCTCTGACGGCTCCTATTTGATCAAGCGAATTGACCAGACTGACCGACCACAGACTACCAAATACACTACTGTCGCTGCTGCCAGTCTCCTTCATCTTCTCAATTCTTATGCTCTAGCCAATCCCCCAGAATCAGAAATATCAGAAACAATACCAGAAACAGAAACAAATATTGCTTCGCTGTGAGGGAGTGATGTTCCGTTTCTGTTTCTGAATGCAACAACACACTTGGTCAGAAGAAGATATCGACTATCTTTCAAAACTTGAAAAGATAGTCGATGTTGGATCGATCGTACAAACGCTTCAATTTCGCTGCATCTGCGACTGTCAGATGTACGACGATTCTGATGTCAAATTAGCGTTTGTGCGTTGGTTTAAAGCCAAAGTCGAACACATGAGCAACGATATTTACAACGTCGTTGAAGCTGAAGCTAAGGTTTTCCGAGTTAATTTGCCTTCTCTCTGAACTTAGAAAAAATGAAAACAAAAAGTACCCCTCGTGAAGGCTTCGCCGGGGGGTACTGATTCCTACTCTATTACTCTGTCAAAGGTAAAAAATATGTCCATTCCATCTTCCACTACTCTATCACAAACTCTTCAACAATTAGCAATCAATTCTAATCTTGATTGTGAAACTGTTGAGACTCTAATTCCTGAGAAAGCAGCAGACCGGATGCTTCTAGAAGCGATCGGCAAACTTATCAATCTGGATGAAATCGTCGATCGGCTTCAGGCATTGGATTGTCAGCAGTGCAGTTTGTTTACGCCTGACCAAGTTAAGTTTGCCTTCCTCAAATGGATTGAAAATCATCTGGAATCGATCGAACTCCAGCCTGAATGGTTCCTCAACCAGAATTTCAAGCATTTCGATCGACATCTGCCGTTTGATGATCTGCAAGAAGCAACAGACTTGAGAGAGTACGATGTTGAAGCTGTTTATCAAGAAATCAGCGATGCTCACGAAGCTGGATTATTTGATAATTCGACGCTTGAAGATCAGTTTACTGGCACTCCACAGCAAGCAGCAGTAAACGCTCTTAGTTGGTAGCAAACCAGCACAGACACACAGAAAAAGCGGTTAGCGTAGGACTAACCGCTTTTAGTTTAGTTACAGATTCAGTTCAGGTATTTCCACCCCACAATTCTAACATGAAACATCTCAAAAGAATTGCTGAAATTCGCAATCAAATTGAAAGATTAAAAGTTGAAGCTGATGCGATCGAACCGGATGCTATTCTCGAAGCTTTGGAGATTATTGAATCTGAAAAGTCTCGCAAAAACGTTGTCTATAACGACGACAATGCAAAAATCGTCATCCAGCTCAGAACTCGGTACGATGACAAAAACCTTAGTGTCGTTCGGTTAGATGAAGATATCAGCCGTGAATACGAGAAAGTCTGTCGATCGAACGCAACCGCCATCGAAAACAGCGAATCTTACATCAACGATATCAAAGAAATGCTTGCAGAAGCAGAAACAAAACATGAAGCGCTTCTCACTTCTGTGTACTTAGAAACGTTACGGAAACAGCGGGCGATCGCAATCAATAAAACTGAGCATAAAGTTCCAGGTTTAGCGGTTTATGTTCATTACCTAAAGCGTTAAAATAAACCTAAAGCGATACTATTCCTCAAAGTGCTTCGCTTTAGGTTGTTGGTTCTTTCGTTAATAGTAAAATGACAACAATCACAATCAATGAATCCAGTTTTCAGGTACAGCCCTTTGTCCGCTACAAAGAAAATCGAGTCAAAGGACACTTTGCTTTACAAGGTCAAGAATTTTATTCCCTGAATATGGCGATCGTAAAGATTAATAACCGAACCTTAACGATCGATTCGGTACTTGCTCAGTTATCAGTAAAAGAAGTATGGGGATTTGTCCTCAACGATTCTGGCGGGATACTGTCAACTTTCATGACTTTACGGTTTAATTTATCATCGATCGAACCTGGCAAAATCTATGAATTAGACTTTCTGCCATTTAAGACTGACCTCTCTAAAAGCTTCATGCTAAATGCTTTTCCTCGCAATCCTATGAATGATACCGAAAAGTATGCTTTAGAAGCTGCTGACGATATCCTCAACTCTGCAATAGATTTTTGTCATGATGAAAGATTGAATAAAATAGTAATTTAACTGGGCAGTTTGCGATTACCTGAGCGATCGCAAGCTGCGCTAAAGTTAATAGACATACCCAAAGTGAGCGTAATGCTTCGCTGGATGGGATTGAGTTTTTTTAGTAATATAAGCTCAAACAGAAACAAAAACAGAAACAGAAACAAAACCAAAACTAAACCAGAAACAATCATGGAAAACCCAATCATCATTGACGGATTCGCTTTTCGCATTCCTACCATTCCTAGTCGGTATCGCGCCAATTGTTCCAAAGAATTTGGTTGCTTTGTTACCGGAGATACCAAAGGAATGAACAGCAGCAAAGCCGAGAAAGCGGGATTGACTCGTGGTGAGTTTGTTGAGATGGCAATTTGTGCGATCGCACAGAAAACGCTGACTTTCAAGCCTCACTATGAAAATGAGCAATTCACCGAAATCTGGGGTATCCCAGTCGCCGGAGGAATGAAGACTCATTTTCATGAAAAATGTTCTGAGTTAAGTACCTTTCTCATTCATCGTCAATCACAGGACAAAATGAAAGGCTTAGTCGAATGTTTTGGGCGAGAGGCATTCAATTCTTGGGTTGCTGAAGGTATGCAAGGCGACCACAGCGAATATGCACTCAGAAAAGCATCTGACGCTTATTTCGCGAACATTTTCCGCTTCGAGATGGTGCAAAGTGAAGGTAATTATGGCCCTTACTACTACTTAGCAATCACTACTCGTCCGATCGCAACTCCTTTTGAAGAAGCTGCCGTCAAAGCTGCTCGTATGATTTTTGAAGATGACCAAAAAGGTATTGTTCACTGTGTCGATCCTCGACTCATTGAAAACCAGTTAATGTCCTTAGGTTCTGCTTCTTCATCTTCTACGTTGGCTATTTCACCTGGCAATGGCAGTGAAGTCATTGAAGCTGAACAACAACCTGTAAAGCAGCTTAATAAAGGTAAATAATCGTCTGCGGGGCGGGGAGTAATCCTCGCTTATTATTCTCAATTCGACCGTCTCTCATCCATCTTGAGACGGTCGGGTTGACCTACTCGACACTCGATGTACTCGACACCCCGAACGCTATCAAAGGTAGACACATGAGCAATATTGAATGGACGAACATCACGGTCAACCCCATCCATTTAATAAAACCCGACGGCAAACATGGCGGACATTGGTGCAGAAAAATTAGTCCTGCTTGTGCAAGATAGCAAAAGATCAAAGCAGTAACAATAGTGCTTCGCTTCAAAGCTTCGATTTTCCAGCTTAAACTATTAACAAATAAACTTAAAAATGTTAAAATGTTAATAGTTTGCCCCAGCATTGCTGATAACACTCTGGGGCATGACAAACCTAATGGAGTAGGTCTGTGATGACAAGTATACCAGATTTGAAGCGTTTACCTGGACGTAAAGGTGAACAAAATAATATGTGGAAGGGAGGCAGGTCAATTGCCTCTAACGGATACGTCTTGATTAGAGTAGACCGATCGCATCCATTGTCAGACTCAAGAGGATACGCTTACGAGCATCGCTTAGTCGCATCCGAGAAAATAGGAAGGTTAATTACATCCTTAGAACACGTTCACCACATAAACGGTGACAAAACGGATAACCGACCCGAAAATTTAGAAGTCTTGACGATTGCAGAACACAGACTTGCACACAGAAATAGAAACTCACGCAGAAAACTTCCAAATCAAGAAAACAAGTTAATCAAATGTGCTTGTGGATGTGGTGAAACATTTGCAAAATTTGACCTTTGGGGAAGACAAAGAACTTACATGAACGGTCATAACAGTTCAAAGACTGATTTTGAGCCGATTCTCGACTTTATCGGTGATCGTTTGGTAACTGTCAAGGAAATATCATCGGCATTAGGATATCCAGTTTCTGCTATCCATAAAATAATGCCCAGTCTTCAAAATCAGCAGAAAATCACCAAAATAAAAGGAGCCAAATATTGTCAAACACAATACGCTCATTTTTACATATCTAATCCGTTAATTAATTGTGCTTGCGGATGCGGTGAACAATTCAACAAATTTGATAACAATGGTCGCACACGCAAATACAGATCGGGACACCATTTCAAAAAATAAAACCACGCAACGGAGTTTACTAACTTCGTTGCATTAATTTTGGAGAAAAATCGTATGGCTACTTCAATTTCTTGGACTAACGAAACGTGGAACCCCTTAGTGGGATGCTCAAAAATAAGTGCTGGATGCAGTCGATGTTATGCTGCTGACGCTGCTAAATCTGCACAGTTGCAGCAGTTTCCTCAATATCAAAAAGTCAGCGACTGGGACGGTACGATCGAATTTGTCGAAAACCAATTACTTAAACCGCTGTCATGGCGATCGCCAAAAAAGGTGTTTGTCTGTTCGATGTCTGACATCTTTCACGCAAATGTCAAAGATGAATGGTTGGACAAGATTTTTGCAGTAATGGCGATCGCATCACATCACACATTTCAAATACTCACTAAACGCCCGGAGCAAATGCGGGAGTATTTTCAAAACAATCCCTGGGAAAGAATCTATCAATTAATTGACAGTGACTCTAAAACATTCCCTACTCAAAAATACCCTAACTTAGGGATTCTTTTGGATAGCTTGGAGAAAATGGTCAGTACCAGCTTTTTGCCTAATATCTGGGTAGGCACTACGGTCGAAAACCAAAAAACTGCTAACGATCGAATTCCTCATCTGCTAGAAACGCCAGCAGCAATCCATTTTCTAAGCTGTGAGCCTTTACTAGAATGCGTCAGCCTTCACCACACTTTCACGAACTCAGATGGTGAGCAGTCTACTTGGCTAGACTCGATCGATCAAGTAATTATTGGTGGTGAATCCGGGCCCGGTGCGCGTGGCTGTAACCTTGATTGGATTCGATTCATGGTCAATCAATGTCAAAGAGCTAAAGAGGTGGCGGTATTCGTCAAACAACTTGGCTCTAATCCCATTCAGACTGCCTGCTATATCGACGGAGTTGTAGCCACTTACCAAAAACTGAAGCTCAAAGATAAGAAAGGTGGAACGATCGATGAATTTCCCCAAGATTTAAGAATTCGTCAGTTTCCTGCACTAGCTCCTTCCCTCTCTTCCTAATGCTCGGCTGTCCGCTGCGGTGTCCTATCCGCAGCGGTTCACTGCTGTCTAACTGTCTAACTGTCGTGCAATCTACTCAACAATCTAGAAAAATATGGTACTGACTAAAATTGGTGGAGTAAAAATTGCTGCCAAACTTGGAATTTCTGTTGAGCAATATCAGCAAAACGTTAAGTCTGGTTTGAAACGGTTTTTCTCTTGTCAAACATGGTTAAAAATCAACTTATTTAATCAGAATACAAATGCCCGTGACGGCAAAGACAACCGTTGCAGAAGCTGTCGCAAAGCCTTCGATGCGCTACGCGCCCGCAAGCTACGACAAAGGTATGATCCAGTTCAGAACGGCATAAGTAAACCCCCACGCTTTCCCCCTAAACCCGGCAGAGATGGTGACAAAAACCAAGCCCGGAACCGTGTAAATTACGCAGTCACACGTAACAAATTACCACGCGACGGAGTTTATTCGGAGTTTTCTAACGATAAATACAACAAGATTGGCCCAATTTTAGCGAATATGTGGTCGAGCGAACAAGTAACAGAAGTAAGGAAAATGGATTATTACAGTCGCGGTAAATAGTGCTTCGCTATAAAGTGTTGCCCTTTGGCTACGTGATTTTGAGCGTAGCCGAAGGGTGTAAATTTTGGAGAGTTAAAATGGCCATTCGCATTCCTCATAAAAATGAAAAGTTCCCTGAGCCTCAGCCTGAACCTTCTTCTGATTCTACAGATGACTGTGGACTAGAATCAATGTTTACCAGGTTAGCAGCTAAACTTCGCTGGGAAAAGCAAAATATTTACCCGGAGTTAGGTGAATTATCTGCCTACTTTGACAATACGTGTTATATCTTTTTAACACTGAGGTGCGATGAATATGTCGGAGAAGGCTACGGATTTTACTCAGACAAATCTACCGATAAATACGAGAAGATTGGCGCAATTTTAGCTAAGATGTGGCCGATCGAGGAAGTAACCGAAGCAAGAAAAATGGATTACTACAGTCGCGGTAAATAATGCTTCGCTGAAGGGTTCTGAGTATTTCGGAGAACTAATATGTCACTGCCATTTCTCAAGAAAATTGACAATTACTCAGACTCAGAACCTTCCTCTTATTCTTTCATACATCCATCAGCTATCCCCTACGATCGACCAGGACTCAGATTAATTAACCGACTACGTTGGGATAGACAGAATATTGCACCTGAGCTAGACACACTGTTTCGTTATTACCGTAACACCTGTTGTCTTATAAAAAAGACTCAGGGCTTTGAAGCTGCTAAGTCTCCCGAAACTTACGATGAAATAGGTCAATTGTTAGCCAAGATGTGGTCGATGGCGCCTTCGCGCCCCGCAAGCTACGAACAATTAACAAAAGTGAAGCGACTGAATTATTACAGTCGTGGTGCTTCGCTGTAGAGTGGCAGCCTTTTAGTTAACCGTTGACGAATGAACACTCAGATTTTAGAACTTTTGGGACAAAACAGCCAGCAACAGTATGAAAAAATGACAGCGAAACTTTTGTTTGAAACGGAATATATTGAGCCATATTTAGGCTCAATATTATTCCCTTATTACAGCCACTACTGCATTATCTCGGTACTCGGTATCAACTACTCTCACTATCAGTTTGGAATTTTGGACAGCGGTTACCACTCTGATCGATACGATCGAATTGCCATGCTTCTCAAAAGAATTTAACAAATTCCCAGAAATTTCCACAAATTGTCAGAAAAATTGACTGTTACATTGCGCTTGTAACAGTCAATTAGCTAGCTGTAAACACCAAATCCTTTCAATTGGACCCTAAATATATGCAAGTATTTCTCACTGGAACCGAAAGACTTGAGAAAATGAACGCGGAAATGTGGACGCGAGTTCACAATATCACAAACCTAAATGCTACCATCTTAATCGGGAACTATCGCGGTTTTGATCTACTAGCTTTAGCATTCCTAAATATTCTGGAATATCCCAACGTTAAAGTTTATGAAACTGGAAGCGGTCTGAGTTTTGGCTATCCAATCATTAATGTAGGTCGATATCCAGCACAAGATATTGCCATGAGTCAATCTGCTGATTATATGTTGGCAGTTTATGACGGTCTAAGTTATGGAGTTAAAGCCAACTTAAGACGGATGCCAGCGGAGAAAACTCGAATCATTTACGTTAACATTTGAACCAAAATCATGAAGCTAAAATCAATAATTTTCGACGAAAACAATCCTAACCGCAATCGAAGCCTCAAAATTATTGAGGCAGTTGATAAAGCTTTAATCAGAAAAATCCGAGACGAACGCACTTACAAAATGCCCCCAAACTACATCAATTGGCATACTTTGAGCGGAATTGTCTCGGTAGCTCTGTCAAGTTGCAGCGCTGAATATGCCAAAGTCGATGTTTCTGCATTCATCCATAGCTACCGTACAGCTCTTTGGTTTATCAAAGATGCTCCTCTTTATTGCTTAACTGAGCAATTGATAGAATCATTTGATCAAACCGATGCTCTTTATAAACCTGGCATCCTTAGAGCTTGGCAACCATCATTACCTACTTTTATTTTAGCAATTCCTAAAGGATTTATCTACACACCGGACGGCGGTGAAGTGGATTATCTCACAATCTCTTGTAGCGATTGTGAACATATCCTGAGTGGAATTCCGGTAATTGGCAGAACATTCAAATTAAACCGTTTTCGCTAGAACACGATCGATATTTCCAGATTTGCACCCTAGATTCATTAGAAACTGTTTGGACTTCAGGAACTGCGGTTAAAAGTGACGGTACTTTGATTTACGATGAACGTGAAAACCTTGGCAGACATATTATCTCAACTGAAGATAAAGCGTTTCTTCAACCCATCAGAAATTTGGCAATCAATGTACTGTTGACTTTGGAATTCTCACCGTCCTTATTGACGACTGTGATTGACTCTGAAATCACAACTAAAAGCAAGGAATTTCAGGTAATCGCTCGGAGTTTTTCTAATGCCAGATATCCCCGTTGGCTGGGTAAAAACTATAAAAAATCCTCGGTAGTATCCGCAGAAAAAGGAACTCATTCGTCTCCGTATAGCCACTGGAGACAAGGACATTAGAGTGTGTTATAATGAGGGGAGGGTAAGCGCTGGAGAGATAGTAAACGGCTTTGGATTCAACCTGCTTTAGTCAACTTTCAATAGCTATTAATTAAGCCTTAAAACTAAATCACAATAAATAAAATACTTTTAAGGCTACCATGATTACAGCAGGATATGTCTATAACTGTTTTTCTAAATTTGTATTTGATGGCGATACTCTATCCCTAGATTTCCGAGGGGAAGAAATAAGAGCAAGATTGCGATGGATAGATTCACCTGAATCTCAAAAACCCGGACAAAATAGTACCAATCCTGGAATACTTAAACACTGGGAATGGGCGCAAAAAGCAAAAATTTCCTTGATGAATTATGTAGCAGGAAAATCAATAATCACGGTTCCGATCGAGAAAGATAAGTTCGATCGCTGGGTATGTGATTGTTACTTTGACAAAATTTCGGTAGCAACCAACATACAAATCCTGCTTTGCAAAAGTGGAATGGCGGTTACTTATCTCCCATTTAATCGCTTTGCCTACAACACCCGAGAATTATCTGTACTCAGAGGTGTAATCACTGAAACTGCCAGTGCTAATCGTAAAAAACTAGGGCTGTGGTCAGAGCCTGACCTCATTCTGCCCTACGAGTTCAAAAAGTTAAACCTCTCCTAAAAAATAATGAAATTAGTCGAAAAAATAGTCAAGTATATGGAAGCCAATGACTATGAATTGGCTACCGGAGCGGGAGAAAAAAACATAATTTATGTTGAAGGGATGGACCCGGATGGAACCCTTAACGCCGACACTCCCAACCATTTCAACGATGCGCGACTGCTTTTAGGATTTCACAAAGGAATCCCAACGATCGAAGCTGCCTGGGAGGCGACAACTGAACCGGGCTACTACTACACCGACAACCCCATGAACCCTAAAGGAGCCGCCAGAATTGCCTTTGGGCAGTATTGGGCATGGCAAGTCGGACTTCATGGTTACTCTCACCCCCACGAAGCTCTTATCCAAGTCGGGCCGGTTAGAGTGCACCGCGATTGGAATCGCGACATGATGCGAACCGGGGATGCGATCGATGAGGGTTACTTTGGCATCAACCAACATCATGGGTACGGCCACCCTAAGAATGACATTCACACCGCCGGAGCTGGATGTTTGGTAGGTCACGATCCTGACCAACACTTTGATTTCATGGATCGCGTCAAATCTGACCTACGGTATATTGCTGACCCAGATTTTGTATTTCCAACAACTATCATTCCGGGCAACAAACTCTAATCTATGGAAAAATGAAACAAGAGACGCTTGATTATATTGCTGGCTCGATCGGTATTGTTGCTATCATCTCTACCTATATTTTCTGGTTAGCGTCTAGACAAATTAAGGATAGTTTAGTTCATCAAATTGAGAAGTTTACTCATGATTTGACCAAAAAGCAAGAGAGCGATCAAATTATTGCCGGGTACAAAATGCGACGCTGGCAAGATATAAATAAACTTCGATTTATCACTTTGGAATGCCGACTAGAAGCCATTGAACACAAGTTAGAAATGGCTGCTTGCAATATCATTCAATCGATCGAAGAGCAGCTTGACGAAGATACAGACTCACGCTTTTAAACTCAATCAAAAACGATGAAATTAAGATTTAGAAAGCCAACCGTTGCTCAGCTAGACGTTATTTCCAGTATTTTAGGAGCGGTTGCTGGCATTGCTGAATTACTTGTCGCTTGCAAATATATTAGTAACGAAGAAGGTCAACTCGTGGCTGGAATGGCATTAATCGCGTGGGGATTTTTCTGTAACAAACCGCCTCGTAAAATTAAACGCACTTTCGAGTCTAACCTACATCCTGAATTGCTACTAAATGAGTTGAGAGATTAACAACAGTATTAGCAGTCCCACCCCAATACCTAATAGAAAAAAGAACAAATCCATAAATCTCATAGTAAAATCACAACTTAAAATGATTTTACTATGAGATTTATTATTTGGTTATAAATTATGGATTATTGATTTTATCCGATATAACCTTTGTTGTTGCTACGGCTCCGCCAACCAAACCTATGATTAGTCCAGCAGTAAAAGTGTGTGCGGGATTTGCTGAATTTTTGCGTTTCAATTCTTCACTTGCCTGATGCGCGTCCTCTTTTAAATCTTGCATTACATTGGGGACAACTTCAGCAGTTACTAACAAAGCTGTTGTCAATGTTCCCGCCAAAAATACTGATTCGCCTGGTGTTGGTTTACGCATTTTGTCTCCTAGTTTTGATTGATGTACTACGATCGAATTAACTATCGATTGAATTTACCTCTTTTCCAAGTAATCCTTGTATCTAGCAATCAGTGAAGGTGTACCATATTTCATTACGACGTATTGAAAGCATTTTTTACCTACATCTGAATAACTTCGAGGCTTCCTTCTCCCCTGGGTGAAACCCAAACCGATTTGTATGAGTTTACTTGGACTTTTATATTTATCAGATAATTCCAAAATGCGCTCACAAACTCCTGTTTCTGACTCGTTTGGGAGTAATCTTGCGAAATCTTCCGCATCCCAGATAACTGGATAATGCTCTCTGGGTAAGGGTTCTGGAGTTATCTCTGCTTTGATAAGGTTATCCGACCTCGATAATTCTTCACCTTCTTTATTTCCTGAATTATCTGGTAAATTATCCGAGCTTTGGTTTGCTTGTCTTCGGTGTAATTCTCTCGCTCGATCTAGTTCTTCTGGTGTCGATTCGGCTAACCAATAATCCCACGATACTGACTGATTTAATGCCCGATTCAGTTTGTCTATGTCCGATTCTACTCCAGGTTCCGTCTCAGATTCTACTTCAGTTTCTGTCTTTTGCAAGCTAAGGTTTTCCTCATGTTTCTGGTAAACTTCTGAATTACTAATAACTTGATTATCAGACTCTAAACTAAAGCCATTAAATAACTCATAGACCCATTCAGGGCGTATCCAGTACGGCAAAATAGAAATAGGTAAATCTTTGATGCACTCTCCCTCTTCATCTTTGATGCCCGAAATA